GAGTATGACATCTATCGCTCTGGCTTTCACAACAAATCAAATTCAGAATATTTATTATTTGGAAACTTAATAGAGTTTATTAGTTTAGACCAACCACAAAAGGTAAGAGGTAGAAAAAGAAATTTATTATATGCAAATGAAATAAATGAATTAACTTGGGAAGATTGGCAACAATTAATATTTAGAACAAACGATAAAATAGTAGGAGACTTTAATCCTTCAGATGAATACCATTGGTTATATGATAAGGTAATACCAAGAGATGATTGTCAGTTCTTTCAAACTACTTATAAAGATAATCCTTATTTAGAAAACACTTTAATAAGTGAAATAGAAAGGTTAAAAGAAACAGATGAACAATATTGGCAAATATATGGTTTAGGAGAAAGAGCAACGAGTGTAAATACTATATTTAATTACATAGAAGTAAAACAAATACCAGAAGATGCTAAACTAATATCATACGGAATGGATTTTGGTTACAGTAATGACCCAACTACTCTCGTATCAGTTTACAAGAGTAATTATGACCTCTATATAAAAGAGCATTTGTATAGAACGCAAATGACAACGCAAGATATAAATGTATTTTTAAGAGAACAAAACTTATCAAGGAATCCAATATATGCTGATAGTGCAGAGCCAAGGCTTATTGCTGAATTAAGAAGAATGGGGCATAATATATTTCCAAGCATTAAAGGTAAAGACTCTATTAATGCAGGTATTGACTTATTAAAAAGGTATAAATTACATATAACATCTGATTCTAATAATGCTATTCAAGAGTTTAGAAACTATAAATGGAAAATAGATAAATCAGGTAAATTAATTAACATACCTGAGGACAAACATAATCATTGTATCGACCCTTGTCGCTATGCTACTTATTCTTTATTATCACGACCTAACTTTGGAAAGTATGCAATACAATAAACAATGTAAAAAATGTGGTAACGAATACACTCACATAGGTTCAGCACAGAATGGTTTTATGTGGTTATGTAAAAAATGTAACTATATAGATTGGGCACCAGATAAAAAATCTTAGATTATTTGGCAGTATAATATATTATATATATATTTGTTATATAATTATTAGAAAATATGAAATTAACATTTGAAGAAAACTCAGCATTAATAGATGTAGAATCAACATTAAAAATGTTAGCAACTGCAGATAATTTAAGACCATATCAAAAAGAATGGGTCGTAAAATCTTATAAAAACATATCTAACTTTAGATATCAAAACAGTTAATATGGGAACATCAAAAGACAATCTAATAGAAAAAATAGAACAATTAGAAAAAGAATTAGAATTAGCTAAAAAACATACTTATGTATATGAAACTTATAGATTACATTGTAATGATGGAGAATTATATATATCACACGATGGTGATAAATGTGTGGTATTTAATGTTGAAACTTTATTTAAGGATTTACCTTTTATGATAAGTCAAGTAGTTAAGGAACAAGCAAAGATGCAATCTTGGCATTTAGATAATCTAAAAGAATCATTAAAAGAAATATAATGGAATTAGAAAGCAATTGTTGTGGTGCATTACCACTTTGGGAAACAGATATTTGTTCAGATTGTGGAGAACACTCTGAATTTAATTACACAGATGAAGATATATTAAATTAAATAATTATGAAAGTAAATAAAGTTTATAAAGTAGTAAGACCAATGAGAAAGTTTGGCAATTTAATTAAAGATATTTTTAATCCAAGTCAATCAGTTCATTTTTGGGTAAGAGTTAAAGAGAAAACAATGACAAAAGAAGAAAAAGAAAACATTATATTTAGTGTGATTGAACTTTTAAACAACAGAATTAAAATAGATGAACAAAATACAGAATACTAAAGACATATCTTTTTATAGTAATGCAATACTATTTACTGAGCTTTTAAACAAAAAGGTTAATGATAATATTGATGACAAAGATTTATTAATTATGCAAGAATTATTAGTTGATATTTTCTTTTATGTAAACAACCTGCAAACTCATTATGCTAATTGTAAAATGATGAATAGCAAATTTAGGGAACAACGTAATGATGCTTTATTAATAGCAGATGAACTAAGGGAAGAAATAGAGTGGAATGAAAATAATGTTATTTAATTTGGTAGTTATATATTTTATATATATATTTGTTGTATATTAACAACGAAGTTAATATTAAAAACAAAAAAAATGTATTTTAACTCACATCATTACGAAACTTTAAATCCAGATGCTTATTGGGATAGAAAATTTAGTCATCTAACACCAGATGAAATAAAACTAAAAATTAAAGAAATAGAAAAAAAAGGAGAAGATGTTACTGTAAGAGAAGTAACAATTTTAGAATATTTAAAAAGAAAATAACTTAACAGGGGGGTGAACAAAAAAATCATAGTGGATAGCTATAAGGTGTACAACTTTTAACCACTACAACGGAGCAGGAGAGCCAACAGCCACCCCCCAAAATAAAATATAAACAATGAATTATATATCAAATACAATAGAGGTAGAATACGAACATTTTTTATTAGAAGTAGATTATGATTGGAGAAAAGGTAATGCAGGAGATTATTACAACCCACCACAACCAAACGAAACAGATATTAATAAAGTAATTGTAATAGGTTATATAAATGATGATGGTAGTATAGAACATTTAGATACAGAGGTTGAATTTGAAATGTATGAATTATCAAAAAAACATATATTAGAAGAAATAGAATATGATGTTGAAAGTTTAATGTAATAGTTTTGTTTGTTTTGTTTAAATTAGGTGTTTAGAAATAGACACCTTTTTTTTTGATTAAATTTTAGAATTAAATACGTTATATAAATATGGAATTAAAAGTTAATATACCAACTAAGTTAAGCGACATTACTTTAAGACAGTATAAAAAGTTTATTGAGATAGGTAAAATAAATCAAGACCCTACTTTTATTCAAGGTAAAATGATAGAAATATTTTGTGGTGTAAGTCATAAATTTGCAACACTTATGAAGTATAGTGATGTAGAGGAAATTACAGGAGATATAAATAGACTATTATTACAACAACCTGCCTTAGTAACAACCTTTACTATGAATGGAATAGAGTATGGTTTTATTCCTGATTTAGATAATATGACATTAGGAGAGTATATTGATATAGATACCTATACAGGAGAATATGATAATATAGAGGTTGCTATGAATGTTTTGTATAGACCTATAATTAAAAAAATTAAAAATAAATACATTATAGAAGACTATAATCCTAAGAATAAAGATACAATGTTAGATATGCCATTAGATGCAGTTGTCAGTTCTTTGTTTTTTTTTCTGAATTTAGGAATGGAATTGTCAGAAATTACCCTGAGTTATTTAACCAATCCCAAGAAAATCCACTTGGAGGAATACAAAATTTTGCAACAAAATATGGATGGTATCAGTCGCTTTTTGCCTTATCTGGAGGAGACATTACAAGAATTGAAAATATCACTAAACTAAAATTTCACGAATGTTTTTTAATGTTAGCATTTATGAAAGATAAAAACGAATTAGAAAATAAAGAATTAAAAAAGAATTTTAAATGAGCCAACAAGGAAGTAGAGCATTTTATCAAGTAACAGAAACATTAAAATCACAACTATTAGATGATGTTAATGTTAATACTGTTACCACAGGAGACATTACACAAGTTGATTTACAAAAGCAAACAATATTTCCTTTATCTCATATTATAATAAATAACGTAAGTCAAGAAGATGGAGTATTAAGATTTAATGTTAGCATCTTGTCAATGGATATAGTAAACCAAAGTAAAGAAATAACAGGAGATTTATTTGAAGGTAATAATAATTTACAAGATATTTTAAATACTCAACTTTCAGTAGTAAATAAAGTTATACAAGTATTAAGAGGAGGAACATTACACAAAGATGCTTACCAATTAGATGGTAACCCTAACATAGAGCCATTTTACGATAGGTTTGAGAACGAATTAGCAGGTTGGACTGCATCTATGGATGTTTTAATATATAACGACATTAAAATCTGTTAATGGACTTTAAAGAGATAAATAAAATATTTAAAGACTTTGGTGATTATATGGTTACTGAAAGTCGAAAGAATCTTAAAACATTAGGAAAAGGTAATGGACCTTTGTATAATTCAATAAGTTATAAAGTAAAAGATGAACCAAATAAAGTAATTTTTGATTTCTATATAGAAGATTATGGTTTATTTCAAGACCAAGGAGTGAAAGGTGCTAATCCTAAAAAGCTAAGTTCTAATGCTAAAATAAAAGGACAACAAGCACCAAACTCGCCTTATAAATTTGGAAGCGGTAGCGCTAAAGGAAAGTGGGGAGATTTTGTTAGAAGCATATCAAGTTGGGCACAAATTAAAAATATTAGATTAAGACAATATACTTATAAAGATGGCAAAAAGAAATCAACAGGAAAATTTGCCAAAGGAAATTATGAGACAATTGGTCAAATAATAGCAAGTAACATATACAACAGAGGTTTAAAACCATCATTCTTTTATACTAAACCTTTTAACTATGCATTTGAAAACTTACCAAAAGAACTATTTGATGGTTTCGCAGTAGATTTTATAGATGCAATAAAAACAGAAAAACAATAAAATGGCATTAATAGCGTTAAGAAGTCCACAATATAAATCATTAACTGCTGGAGCAGGTTCAGTTTATGCTTTATGCACAATTAAAATAGGAGGGGTATTAAAATATACTTTAAGAAAAGAAGCAGCACCTTCACAAGTAGTTGTTTTTGAAATAGCAGAATTATGTAGAGATTTTTTAGATATTGGTTTTGATGGCGATTATTCTCCTGCATCACCTTCACAGACATTAACAATAGAAACTGAAATAAATTCTTATAGTAATACTAATGGCATTACTGCAAGTACACAAGCTATTAATGATATTGGTTATGATGCTTACGGAACATTTATGGAGGGAGCTAATCCTGAAGTACCTTTTGGTTCTCGACCTACTTGGGCAGTTAGTTATAACCCTAATCATACAGGAATAAATGATAAATATTATGTTTTTCTTCCTAATAATATTGCAGGAGTCATTCCTTATATAAAAATAGATGGTCTTTTAGGTTATCAAAGTTATGGGGCAACTGCAACGCAATTAAATAATACACCAGCAGGTATTAGAATGAATATAGTAAGAATAGATTGTACTAAATATGGGGAGGGTCATAAAATTACATTTGTAAATAAATTTGGTGCTTTACAAGATTTATGGTTTTTCTTAAAATCAGTAA